ATAGTGCTACCTTCAAAATCTAATGATCCATGAGTCTGCGTGCTGTCAGCAAACATGGCAGTGGCTATGTTCTGGCTGATCTGGGCATAGATCCTTGACTCTAAATTGTTCAGGAACTTGGCTAGATTGGTATTATTCTTGTCATTTTTGGCTTTTTCTATAGCCCCTTCCATGTCTTTGCGTATCTGTTCTTTACGTGTATGCTCTAGGTTCTCAATAGTTAACTCATGGCTTGAATATCCACTACCATTGAATGCTGGACTTTTGAATGTGTAGTCAGGCAGAGGTTGCGCCGACGCAGCCGCGCTGATCAAAGATAATAAAATCAGAAGGTATTTCATGTTGTCCAGTCTCCTACCAGTATTTATCTGGCCAGGGGCTAGGAATTAAGTGAGTGTTTTGTTGGGTTATTACTTGTCTTGCGTGTCTGCGGCGTCTATGCGTTTGAGGATTTCTTCGTAGAATGTGTCAACTTCACCACCAAATTTGCCTGTTAGATGTTCAATGCACTGTCTACAATAGCTGTATTCTTTTTTAGCCAATCCTTTAAGGAAATCATTGTGTAGGTTAATCCACTGTTCTAACTGTGGTAGATCACCGATTGAGATCTTATCTCCACCTATTAGGCAAAATACTTCAATACTATGCCCATCTTTCTCTACAGTTTCTAGGTCTAAAACTGTGTATTTTTCACGCAATTTTTCAGCGTTCTCACGCCCAAATATAATATCCATTAATGTTTCTCCGTAATACCACACTGCTCAAACACTGTCTGAACTGCCTGGGCTTGACTTACTGCATCTTCCAATGCATTATGTAAGCCTGCTTTATTTTTATCTCTGGGATCACCGTGTGTGCTTAATAGTGTGCGACTGTCACGGATCTGCCAGAACTGCCAAGGGCAAGGTAAATTTAACTGACGATATAAGTTTTCTAATATAACGATATCAAACACAGGACCTTGTGCCCAGATGTTATCACATCCTACTAGAAACTTATTTAATTGTGCTGTGAATTCAGACAATGAGATACGATCACCTTCACCGAGTGCTTCTTCACGAACATCATCTGCTTGTTGGCCCCACCATGCTACTGTATTATCATCGACATGACGACCAAGCTCAATCTGTTCATCAACACTGACACGGAAGTAGATACCATCTACGATCTCATGCTGTTTGTATGGACTGAACTTACAAGCGCCAAAGGTCAAGATAGTAGCATCTGGACGGACACTCAGTGTTTCTAAATCTAACATTATATCCATTAGCGTTTGCTTTCTGCTTCTACTACACGTTTACGAAGACTGCTAGAACTAAAACTGTGATCACGACTGTTGAAGATTAATTTGATATTGCGTTTGTTACAGATATCTTTACCTGTGAAATCTTTATCTTCGTATTCTATACCTAATATACGCACATCGATGGGTAATGTTAGCAAGATATCTTCGAGATCTTTTTCTGTGTTGTAGACCACGATCTCATCTACGTAGCGTGTTGCCGCTAGTTGGATCTGTCGTTCTACTATACTTTGTATTGGTGCGTTCTTTTCTGGACGATCCCATGCGGCATTATTTTGTAATCCAGCGATAAGATAATCGCAGTGATTTTTTGCTTCACTTAACATGGCGATATGACCAGCATGCAACATATCAAATTGGCTGGCTGTGAATCCTATGCGTAGACCCTGTGCTTTTAATTCCTGGACTTTGTTGAATATCATTCTACTGGTTCTAATTTAACCTGTAGGGGAAATCCATTATTACGAGCTAGCTGTGTTACTTCAACACCTTTTTGTTCAGCCATTTCATAAGGAAGTATTGCCGCTGTGCCGCTGCCTTCTTCATGTATTTTCGCAGTAACAACCTGCGCTTCTTCTGGGCTATGATTGAATATTTCAACCAGTGTTTGGACAACGAATTCCATGGTAGTCACGCTATCATTGATATAGATCACGCGATACAAGGGAGGTTCTTTCAAATTGAGATTAGGAGTAGGTTTTACTCTAGTGACCGCTTTGGTGCCCATATGTTCCTTTTCGAATGTTGTCATATTTTAGTTAATCAGTGAGGCAGTATTTCTACTGCCTACACTATTAATTATACTACTTATGAAAGGTAATTGCAATCTTTTTAGGCTTAGCTGACTCTGGAACGATATGCTCCAAAGTAACAGTTAAGATACCATTTTTAACTTGAGCACCTTTAACCTCGACATTGTCTGCCAGAGCAAATGTGCGTTCAAAGTCACGGCCAGCGATACCTTGATGTAGATATTGTTGTTCCGCTTTGTTTTCTTTATTAACTGCACCAGTGACAACTAGTTCGTTGTTAACGATTTCAACATCCAACTCACTTTCATCAAAGCCTGCGACAGCTACTTCAATCTTCCAGATAGTTTCTGTTTCTTTGATGATGTTGTAAGGTGGATAGTTACTGGCATTTAATGTGCCAGCTGTTCTGCTGAGCTCATCAAACATGCGGTCAAATCCAACTGCAAATCTTTGGATACTTGGAATATCCAGGGTGTTAATATATACTTGTTTCATAGCTTATTCTCCTTATATAAAGCAAGATTAAATAAAGGACCCTTATTCGGCATCCTTTTTAACTTCAGTGAACTCAGCATCTACTACATCGCTGGGTTTTTCTGAATTCGTTTCAGCACCAGGTTGCACCTCTGCTTTAGCAGCTTCGGCAGCCTGATATACTTTGAATAATGGCTCTGCCGCTTTGGTCAACGCTTCAACGCTGTCTGTGATAGCAGGAATATCGTCACCTTCGATAGCAGTTTCTACTGCTTTAACTGCGGCTTCGATAGCAGTCTTTTCATCTGCTGTGATCTTGTCGCCATGGTCTGTAAGTGTCTTTTTAACTTGATAGATTTGGCCGTCAGCATTATTACGACTATCTACTAGAGCACGTTGTTTCTTATCTGCCTCAGCATTAGTCGCTGCATCTTGCACCATTTTCTCAATTTCTTTATCACTCAGACCTGAATTAGCTTTGATAGTGATCTTGTTTTCTTTGCCTGTTTTCTTATCTTTAGCACTTACTTTCAAGATACCATTGGCATCAATGTCCAGTGTGATCTCAATCGCTGGCATGCCTCGTGGTGCTGGTTCAATACCTTCTAGGTTAAACTCGCCAAGTTTCTTATTGTCTTTGATAAACTCACGTTCACCTTGTGCGATGGCGACTGTGACTGCTGGTTGATTGTCATCTGCTGTTGAGAATGTTTGACTAACTTTAGTAGGAATAGTAGTATTCTTTTTAATAAGTTTAGTAAACACACCACCCATGGTTTCAATACCAAGTGATAGTGGAGTAACATCTAATAGTAATACGTCTGTCTTGTCACCTGCAAGTACCGCGCCTTGGATGGCCGCACCAACTGCCACTGCTTCATCTGGATTAACATCTTTGCGTGGAGCCTTACCAAATAACGCTTCGACTGCTTCCTGCACCTTAGGCATACGTGTTTGTCCACCAACCAAGATAACATCATCGATGTCTGGAACTGCAACACCTGAGTCTTTAATAGCAATACGACATGGTTCGATACTGCGTTGGATTAAATCTTCAACTAGGCTTTCAAACTTACTACGACTGATGACCACGTTTAAGTGTTTTGGACCTGAAGCGTCAGCAGTGACATATGGTAAGTTTACTGTAGTTTGATTACTGCTGGACAATTCAATTTTGGCTTTTTCAGCAGCATCTTTTAATCGTTGTAGGGCCAACTGGTCTTGTTTGAGATCAACACCTGATTCTTTTTTGAACTCATCGATAATGAAATCCATGATGCGTTGGTCAAAGTCTTCACCACCAAGGAACGTATCACCGTTTGTGGCTAGAACTTCAAATTGTTTTTCACCATCAACGTTGGCGATTTCAATAATTGATACGTCAAATGTGCCGCCCCCTAGGTCATACACAGCGATCTTACGATCTTTTTTACTATCTTTGTCCATGCCAAATGCTAGTGCAGCTGCCGTTGGCTCGTTAATGATACGTAGCACTTCCAATCCTGCGATCTTACCTGCGTCTTTGGTTGCTTGTCGTTGTGCGTCATTGAAGTAAGCTGGCACTGTGATGACTGCCTGTGTTACTTCGTAGCCAAGATAGTCCTCAGCAGTCTTTTTCATCTTACGCAAGACTTCAGCTGATATCTGTGGAGGTGCTAGTTTTTCTTCATCGATCTGCACCCATGCATCACCATTGGTATTTTTGATGATAGTGTAGGGCATCAGATCTAAATCTTTTTGCACTTCTGGTTCGTCAAACTTACGACCAATCAAGCGTTTGCTTGCGTAGATAGTTTTCTTTGGATTGGTTACTGCTTGACGTTTAGCCGGCGCACCAACTAGGATCTCATCGCCATAGGCAACGATACTAGGTGTAGTTCTAGTACCTTCATTGTTTTCAATTACTTTGGGTTTGTTGTTTTCTAGGATAGCCACGCATGAGTTTGTGGTTCCTAAGTCGATACCGATGATCTTAGACATATAGTTTCTCCTTTAATTAAGCAAGATCTAAAATATAAAGCCCTTTACGGCACTCTATACAGTTATTTATTTCTTTAAAACTTTATTATATACTAATATAACTTCTTGGGCAACTGTTGGCTTTGTAGTTTCTTTTTCCAACGGTTTTTGGCCGCGGCCGCTTTACGTTTACGTTCTGTGGTTGGTTTTTCATAGTGCTCACGGGCACGCATATCTAATACTAAACCGCTGTCCTGTATCTTTTTCTTAAACTTACGCATGGCCTGTTCAACGTTGTCGTTCTTAACGTAGACAGTGCTGCCTTTCAATGAATTTTCAAATGCCATATAGTCCTTTATAGTAGTATATTATTTACCATTGTGACTATTATAACATGATTTACTCAACTAGGTCAACCATAGCTTGTTCAATTTTTTGGAAATACTCTAAAGGATTGAAGAATTCCTGTCCAAATCCATAGCGTATACCACTGGTAACTTTGACTTGGCTTGAGTTGTTAATTAGATATGCATCAGCTGACTGGCCCAGATGATTTAACCATTCCAAATCATACATATCACCTCTATAGGTATAGACATCAAAATTGGTCTTACTAGTCTTGAGGAATAACAACAGATCACCAAAATCTTTGGTATCACAGTCTATCAATACCACTGTGTGATGATCAGTTTTTTCTACTGTGCTGGGATAGGTTATTAGCCTATTGTTTTGATTTTCCATTTAAATACCTCGATATTTGTTCACGTTCAACATCTGTGATCAGATCAACGTCATACTCACCCGTGTCAATCTTCTCTATTAGATGTTGTATATATGCTTGATCGTAGG